AACTACGTCACAATCATCGGGTGTAGCAGGAAATTTATCGGTCGAATCGCAATTTCAAACCGATGTTGTTGGAGATAATGGCACTTCGTATGGTTTAGCACAATGGCACAACGATCGTTGGGATAAATTAAAAAAATATTGTGCAAAAAATGACCTAGATCCTGCATCATTTATCGGACAAATGGAATTTCTTTGGTGGGAACTTAAAACTAATTCTAGATTAGGATATTCCGAATTAATTAAGCAAAAAAATCCAAGAGATGCTGCCGAAGTATTTGCTAAAAACTTCGAACGTCCTGCGCATATCTCAAGTAAGCGTATGGATAATGCTGAAGATTATTATAATGAATATACAAAAAACGCAGCAGACAAAATTGTGTAAAAAAGGAAAACATGTTTGAAAAATTAATTTCTACTTTAATGGCATCACGAGACCAAGCCCATGTATTTCATTGGCAAGTAACCGGACCTGGTTCATTTGCAATGCACATAGCATTAAATACATATTATGATGCAATTCCAGGTTTAACTGATGGTTTAGTGGAATCATATCAAGGTAAACACGGAATCGTTAAAGGATACACTCCGGCAGAAAAGTTTGATGAATTTAAACAAGATACAGTTCTTAAATATTTTAAAGGTTTAGCAATGTTCGTTGAACGTTCATATGACAAACTAGATGCAAAAGATACATACATTTTAAATCAAGTTGACAATGTAAAAGAGTTAATTTATTCAACTATCTATAAATTAGAAAATCTTAATTAATTATGAAACTATTTGATATCAACAATTCAGCACATTTGAAAATTCTGCGAGAAGAATTATTTCGTGCTAAACGCATTTTACAAGAAGGCTATTCAGCCGATTCTATTTGGGATACTATGACCCAAACCGACCGTAAAGAGGCATTATACGTAGCCAAAGTACAAGATCCGACTAAATATCAAGACGGTGTGTGGGACAATATTCCAGCTGATATACAAGATTTAATTGATTTATCGGATTATGCAATTGCAGACGATGATCAGGCTGGTAGATCTTTATTACGTGGCATTCAAAATGCAGTACGTCAAAATCCAACTGCGCAGGTATTTGTGGATAAATTTCTTAAGAAAATCGGACGTACTGAATTAAATAAAATAACCGTTGATCAAGCATCCAAGTTAAATACCGGTATTTGGCAATATATTGCTTCAAAAAATGCACCAAATAATACTACAACTACATTTGATTTGAATCCACGTGACGTACCGTCTGGTGCTCCTAGTAAAAATCGAGATTGGCGAGGTGGATATTACACAGGAGATTAATGGATCCTGTAAAATTCATTCCGATTACTTGTCAAGTTGGAAATGTTGAAGTTCGTAAATTCATCAATATTACACATATAGTGGAAGTATATCAAGAACATGACAACGTTGTGATAGAATATGCATCGGGTCGTCGTTTAATACTACCAAACCAAAACATTGACGTATTTATGGACCGTTTTAAGTAATACATATATTTATATAAAAGAAAAAGGTTAATATGACATCACAAGAACTTTTCCAAGAAATGGAACAGCATTGGTTATCTTTCAAAGAAAATCACGAACGTTTTACTGACAAACAAGTTAAAGCGGCAGGCGTTAGAGCTAGAAAATCAATCAATGAATTGAAAAAATTAGTTAGCAAATATCGTACGACGCAATTAACTGAATCAAAAGCCGAACAATGAAACAACTAGAATATATAATTAAAAGTGCATTGCAAGTATTAGCAGAACAGGCGCCAGAAGCGCCTAAAAAAGAAACTGATAATGCTAATACCGATGCAGTTGATTCGCCATTTACACCTGCTGAAGAAAAATTCTTAGGTAAATTTGATGCGTATGGAACGACCCACTTAGGAATTATATATTCGCCATCGGATATCGGCATTCGCGAATTTATATCGCGTAGCGGGGCAGATCTTAATTTAACTCCGGGAACATTGATTAGTTTGCTAAGAAAGAAAGCTATTAAAATTGTTCCTTATACAGGTTATGGTCGCGATACTGATTATACCGTTGAATTGCAATTATCATTAGATGACGTTAAAGGTTTAGGTGCTGAAGATAAAGCTGCAGCAGAAAAAGGAAGTTCATCATCAGGCGCTGCAGATATGGGTGGCAGTGAAATGCCGCCTCCACCTCCAACAGGACCAGCACCAGAAGTAGCATGGGTTATTCCATATGGCGATTTAATTACAGAATCAACAAAAATTGCCAAACGTTTAATTTCCGAAAAAGCAAAATCCAACAAAAAAAAATCCGACTCGGCTACAGTGCATGTTGATAAGTCTCGCATTTTAAAACGTTTACCAAAATCATACATTTCACAATTAGAACGTATAATTGATATGATGGGTAAACGAGCTCACACTGCTTTCGAGAAACAACGTATAGTTGCTGATATTTTAGATAATTTAGCTGTTAATTTGAAGCTAACTGATAAACAAATACGTAAATCGTATGAATTTTATAAAAATCAGAACAAATTAAAATCAGTTGTTGACGATTTGAATGAAAATTTCATACTAGAAGCAAAACCAAAAGTTAAATCGGCAGAATGGTTGGCATTGAAACCTGAAATGAACAATGCTATTCAGTTTTGGCAAAATATTAATATCGCAATTGGTAGTTGGAATTTTGACGAAAACTTGTTAGCTTCTACATGTATTAAACGCATCAAAAACAGAAAAAGTGCAATTATAATCGATGCAATTGGTTTAATTTTATATGCAGGGAGTCAAACCAATAATTCAGTAGCATTTTCATTTTTAGATGATAATTTTCAAAATTGGGATGAAGCGGTGTCATCTAGGGGCATATGGACATTGAAAGGATTATTTGAAAATAAAGATGTAGTAGAATCTGGATTTGAGTGGGATGGTCGTAGTAGCAATCCAGCTATCGATTCTTTACGTAATAAAGCTGTTGCTCGAGTTTCAGCTGGAACAAAATTATCAAAACAATTTTTTTATTATCCAACATACAGCAAAAATGACGTTGGTAAAATAAAACAAATTTTATTATCGCCATATATCAAATAAATTTTGGAAGTTTAAATTATTTTTCTTATTATAATAGTAAGATTTAATAAATTTAAAAAACAAAACAAAAATGAGTTATTACACAGCAAAAGTCCAATTGACGGACGAAGTAGACACGCCTAAAGGTGTGAAAATTAAAAAAAGTACAGAAACGTATCTTGTCGAAGCATTATCAGTAACTGAAGCAGAAGCTAAAGTTGTTAAAGACTTCACCGGATATAGTTTCGATTTCGAAGTAAAATCAGTTACTGCGAGTAAAATCATTAAAATCTTAGAATAATGGTATTAAAACCTGGAGTAACCGTTATTGTAACGGAAAATGGTTCACATCAAGTAGGTGTGATACTAGACCGATATATGCTTAACAAGCAACTAGTATTCGATGTATTGTTAGAAACGCGAAGTGCAAAAATTATGTTGTCAACTACAACTTCTAAAAATATACACATTAATAAAATGTTATCGGAAAAACTTTGCGAATCGGGGCTTATTCAAACTACAATTCCTTATAAGACATTGTTAGAAAATGATGATCTTCCTATTTGTCACTCGTAATTAAATTTATTATGCAATCAAACGAATTAGAAACTAAAATTTTAGGAATAGTTGGTGATCCGAGTGAACAAAAGAAACAATGGGATGCATTAACACCGACAGATCCAGATTACATGATGTATAGCCCCAAACCAGTTGGATATCATGATACAAATGAACAATTGTATTTATTTCAAAATTTGTTAGTAGGATTTATGCCACCGCAATCAATACTAGATATTGGTTGTGGACGTGGCGATATGTGTCATTTTATTGCAGACTTTTTTAATGGACAATCTCCATATACAGGTGTTGACCATAATCCAATCATGTCAGACCTTGCTAAACAAAAATATGGATACGATGTTCTTACCGGAGCATTTGAAACCATGGAATTGCAAAAACATGATTGGGTAGTAGCTTCTGGAGTATTTACTCAACGACGTTGCGAAAAAGAAGATACGGATCTTCAAAAATTATTTGCAGATATAGATATCATGTATAATCTAGCAAATACAACGGTAGCATTTAACTTGTTATCTCCAATCAACAATACACATCACGAAGGATTCTTTTATGTACATCCTGGACTAGTAATGGACATGTTGATTGAAAAATATCGTTATGTTACAGTTCGTCATAACTATGCAAACGATGTATACACAGTATTAATTTATAAATTTCAATAAAATGACAACAACAAGTATTAACCAACCATGGGCAATTAGCGATGATTTCAGAAGCCGTTATGGTAACACGTGGGCAGATTTAGATTTTGTGTGTGCCCCTAAAATTTCAGTCGAAAATTTTAAAACAGATGCTATGAATACAAGTATGGGTGATTTGCACATTGCTAACCAACAAATTCCAATGCGTTATAAAGATTTATTATCTTACGCAAAAATGTTGGATACGCTGTCTACTAACTTGTACGCAGAGAAACTTAATAAAGCCGTTACGGTTGAAGTATCCATAAAAGGACGAACTTTTCAATTGAATAAAACGGAAATTGGCAAATTGGCAACGACATTGCAAGATGCAGTTAACACGTCAATGCGCGCATATGAATTAGGATTATTTATTTAATATTTTAATAATGGAAACATATATTTATTATTATAAATCGGATTCGAAACGCGAACCCATCGGACGTGTAAAAGCAACGAGTTTGCACGAAGCACGAGAATTTATCATGAAAATAAAACAGTTATCGGAAGAATTGGTAACTGAATTATTTGAAATAAAAAGGTGCTAACTCATGAAAACGCTATTTGATTCAATGTTTGTTAACTATGCAGAATATAGTTACTTTAAACAATTAACAAAAAAAGACCGAGTAACATTTTTCATGGAATTATATGAAGCTGAATTGCAACGTAATTCCGGAACAAATTTCGACTTAGCTAATTTTTTTGCGTCAATAAAAGAACAATTAACAGAAACTCCATCTATAGCAGATTTGCCTAAAGGAGTTGATTACGTAGAAGTAATGATTGATTCTGAAAATTTGATGATTGAATCAAATAGTTTGAAAGCAACTCGCCATATTGTATACAAATTTATCGAATCTGGATACATTCTTTGTAGAGATAAAAATATGGAAAAGGAATTCAAACATGATAAAATTACTCGATACATGAGAATATACAATATCATTGATCAGGTATCATGTATTTGCACAAATTAAATTTGAATGGCAAAAAACAATTTACTTCCAGAAACAATCGAAAAACAATTTAACAAGGCTCTCTTCAATCCGGGAGAGCCTGTTTGTATAACTTGGTTAGGCACAAAAAAATACGGTTATGTACAAAATCATAAAAAAACTAATTGGGGCGTTCAATACACGGTCGAAGCGGAATCGCGAAGATACCCGTGTGGAATCCGAATCAAAGAATGGAGCACTGCCTACACCACAGGATGTATCCTATATGACATCACACGAGAAATCGGAAGCGATGAACTTACAAAACGAATTCGGAACAACACACAACCGAGATTTACTAGAGACATTCCTACAGACACCGGAAGCACAACGGTTGAAATCGAGAGCGATGATTCAAGTAGCGGAGGAAATGATGCAACACCTAACGTTGCTAAACGCAAAGACACCACCAAAAGAAATGGCGTGGAAGATGACGTACATGTTAGCACTCCAAGAGTGCAGCAACGTAATACTAAAAAACGAAAAGACGTTAAACTTGACGACGCAATCCAACGACAACGAGAATTTTTAAATGGCTTTGTGAAACGAGATTAAACTTTTCTAAAACTTTTTTGTTTAAACGGTTGGATACTACTGGATTATTTTATATATTTATAATATAATTAATTAGTTAACCACTTAAAAATAAGAGACATGAAAAAGTTGTTGATTTCCGCAGTTGTAGTTTTAATTTCGTTAATTAGTTTTTCACAAACACAATTTAATATACCAGACAGCATTACAGAAGATATTGAATTATCTAAATATGTATTTAATCAAGTCAATACATATAGACAAACATTAAATGTTAAACCATATACATGGTCAGATTCAGTGTATACATCAGCAAATAATTGGAATTTAATTTTAGCTAAACATGGTATATGGGAACATTCGAATTTAATTAAAGTACAAGAATTATTAACTGCGGTACCTATCGTTTCTGACAATGAATATAACGGTAAATTTATATCAGATTACGCTATTGATTCGTGGATTACGTCAAAATCATTCCATGGACATTTATTAAAATTACAAATTGCACAAAAACAAGGGGATACTGCTACAATATATAACTGTAACGGTATAAATATCGATGGAGTTCAATTAGTTAGTATAGGTGCTATATCTGCAATTGTATTACATTACCATAATTATAAAATAATTTATATCGTATTACAATTAAAATAATTAATTAATTTGGTTTACGATATAAATATGCAATTTGTAATGTATCTTGTAAATTTGTTTGAGTTACTTTTGTAACAATCGATTTTAATGCCGGCGCACTTATCTCTTTACCGCCAGTTGACATATCTACTAATACGATAAAAACTTTTGCGTATTGTGCTTGATCGCCACCGGTTTGTATCAAAGCATCAATTGTAGGCACAACACCGATATTATTACTTTCTAAATAAGTTTTAATAGTATTACCCCTGCCATATGCTAACGCTGCATTACCAGATTCAGTTGCAGTTTTTGGACGATATGGTGTTCCAATTGGATATTTTTTTAAATCTGCTTGATCGTTAGGATACCCACTTTTTCCTCCAACAGATCTGTCACCTGATGCACTTGATTCAATTATAATTGATTTAATTTTATAATTTTGATTACTTTGTAAGATAGTATTAAGTTCACTTATCATTTCATCAAGTTCTGATGTATTAGCTAATGTAATTTTATTTGTGACAAATAAAGATTCATCGAACTTTTTTACTAGTTCAGGTTTAGTTGTTGGTACTGTTAATATAGTTGGATTAGTATTAGCTGGTTCTTTTGTTATCGTAGTGCGCATGGTACCATAACAATGTAGTCCTTCTGTTTGTCTAGTCTCAAATGATTTTGGAATACTTAATACAGTGCCTTGTTTCCCTGGGTTTATAAGACTAATTTTAATTCCTGCTGTAGTTTTTACAGATTCATCTGGTTTCATTAATTGCAATAACATTAAATTATTCAAATATAGAACAATATTATTATATGTTGATTCTGAAATTGTTGTTAATGTATTAACAGGTGCACCCGTTGGCGAAAATACTCCATATGTTTTTACGTTACCTGATGTTGATTTTGGTAAGCTTAATGTACGTTTACTAAATGTTATAGGTTCGATTGAATCTCGTTTAGTTGACATAGTATGATATGCAACAACTTTTGCAGCATCATCTTGTGTTACTGAAAATATTACGTTATTTTGTTGAAATACCTTTAAGGTATATGCATATCCAGCTTTCATATACTCATCGGCTTCAAATTCTGTTATTTGTTGACTATTTAAACGTAAATTTTCTGGTGTTGTTATTAATACTTGTTCGTTTAATATAATATTTGATATGTTGGTTATATCAGATTCAGATAAATTTCTTACTCCGAAACGAAGTAAATTTTCTGCTAAAATATTTTTCATATTATTTCCTTTAAGGTTCCTTTCATATAAATATATTACACAATAAAAAACGGTTACTTTGATTTGTGAAATAAATTTCATATAATATAAAAAAATCCTATGATTAGATTTGGTTATGCATGTAATAACATGTTCTTAGGCGCACAAGGTATCCGTACCGGTCGCACAATGATTGACCGCAAATTTCAGCTTGGTGGTCTCAAATTAGCATCAGATATTTCTTTGCAAAATGCTAGCGATTTACTAACTATTCTTAAATGGAACGAAGCACATGGTATTCGATTGTTTCGTTTAGGTAGTGAATTGTTTCCGCGTTGGAATCATTATGAATTGCATGATTTGCCTGGCATTGACGAGATTGCTAAACATTTACGTGCTGCCGGCGATTTTGCAAAGCAACATGGCCATCGCATTACTACACATCCTGGTCCGTTCCACATCTTAGGTAGTCCTGATGCTGCAGTTGTCGATAACAGTCTTGTTAGCTTAGAACGACACAGCGAATTGTTTGACCTTATGGGTTTCGCACCTAGCTTCGAAAACAAGATTAATATTCACGTTGGTGCTACTTACAATGATAAGCCTGGTACTATTGCACGATGGTTACGCAATTATGACAGATTATCAGCATCATGCCGTGCACGTTTAGTTATTGAAAATGACGACAAAGCATCAATGTATTCCGTTCGCGAATTATATGAAATGCTTCATACACAAGTAGGCATTCCGATTACATTTGATTATTGGCATCATACTTTCAATACCGGTGACCTTACGGAGCGTGAAGCATTCTTTTTAGCACGCGAGACGTGGGACAAACACGGCGTAACCCAATGTACCCATTATTCAGAATCTCGTCGTAGAGAGGCTCAGATCCTTATAGAATCGATGTTTGAACATCATGGTATTTCTTTAGAAAATATCGCACAATGGCCGACGTTTCATGCACAATACAAAGAATTCACAAAAATAAAAGAACAGGCTCATGCTGACTTTATCACAAAATTACCAGATACATATGGTGTCAATGCGGTAGATATCATGGTAGAAGCCAAAGCAAAAGAGCAGTCGTTGCTTAAAATTGGAGTAGAATGTTGTACAAAACCGGAGCTGTTTTTAGTTGATTAATATTTATTATTATAATAAAAAACATTAACAAAGGTTACGTATGAAAAACAAAAACAAAATTACAGACGATATCGAAGATGCAAGAAATATCGTACAAATGGTTGGTAAAGCATTTAAAGAAGGCACAACTGACAAGAATTCAGCACTCGATAATTTAGCACGTGCACTAAAGAAATTAGATTCAGCCCGTTATCATTTAGACCGAGAATAATCAAAAACACAATTATGGCAAAAACAAAAACGGCGCCTCCTAAAGGTTACAAAAGAATGCAATGTAAATATTGCGACAATGTGTCAGAACGAGTTGATGAAAAAGCAACTGCTATTACGTGTTGGGAATGTACTTCGAAACTAGTTAATGGACATGTTTTGGAATTACGCAAGTAATTACTTATTATAAAAATAAAAAGTTATGTTAGAAGCAGAAAAAATAAAATCGAATTGGGAACGATATCGAGAATTAGTTAATACATTATTTCCTACCCGGAAAGATGCATTAAATCGAATGTATGATGAATTAGAAGAACGTATGGCGTTTATGCCAGCATCTTCCATGGAACATTTTCATAATGCATTTGCTGGCGGTTATGTAGACCACGTACTTCGTGTAATGGATTGTGCTGAAGCTTTGCATTTTACATGGTCGACTCAAGGTGCAGATATGTCTGGCTATACGCGTGAAGAATTGTTGTTTGCGGCAATGCATCATGATTTAGGTAAAGTAGGATTTCCAGGTGAAGGCAATGAAGTATATCAAATTGAAACTTCAGATTGGCATCGTAAAAATCAAGGTAAAATGTACAAATCAAATCCAAACATTCCGTTTACAATGGTTCCGGATTTATCGGTTTGGTTGTTACAGGAATACGATGTTAAAATGTCTTGGACAGAATACCAGGCAATTAAAATTCATGATGGAATGTATGACGAAGCAAATAAACCGTATTTCGTTGCAAGATCAGCACAAGCTAAATTGAAAACAAATTTGCCAATCATTTTGCATCACGCAGATCATATGGCATCTACAATTGAATTTGAACGTTGGAGAAACAAAAATAATGCTACTCCAAAACCGGTTGTTGAAAAAAGCAAAGTTACTAAAAGCAATGGATTGCGTAATTTAGCAGAAAACAATCCAGAAGTTGAAAAATCATTAACTGACATTTTTAAAGCCTTTAACTCATGACAATATTTTTATCATTAACTAGCATCACATTACTAGTTACATGTGCATATTTTGGATATCGTGCATATGAATTAGCCGGAACTTTAGCTGAGGCTCAAGAATACATTGAAGAGTTGGAAGTAACCAACGTGTATATGTATTCGCGAATTGAACAATCATACGACGTAATGCAAAAAATAGACCGTTTAGGTGCATTTGAATCGGAAGACGAAGCGGGAACGACGTTTCAATTATTAAAAGAAACAATAACAGAATTAAAAGACGTATTCAATGGCGAGACAGAAGAAAAAAAGTAACGTATATTTTACTAGAATAACGGAACTTGCAATATTAGCATATAATCGTACGGAATTGAATCAGGCTTTACGTGAAAAGATTTATCGTAGATTTATTTATCCAGCGCTGATGAAAATGGCAGAAAACCTTATCAATACAGTTAAGCCAACGTATATTGATTCAACATTTTTAGATTTGCAAACCGATTTAGTTACATTCTTAACAGAACGATTATGCAAATTCAATCCGAATGCAGGTAAAGCATATTCTTATTATACGCGAACTTCATTTAATTATTTGATTGCTGAAAACCAAAAAGCATACAGTAAATTAAAATCAGACGCCATAGAATTGGATCTAGACGAACAACGAAATATCATTACAGAAATACATAATGATGAGATGCAAGAAACATTAAAATATTTTATGGATGCATATATCGAATATTGTTATGAAAATTTGAATTATATTTTTAACAATCCAGTTGACATACACGTAGCCGATTCAGTATTGCATATTTTTGAATCTCGCGAAAACATTGAAGATTTTAATAAAAAAGCTTTGTATATTTTTATACGAGAACGAACTGGTTTTGAAACTAGCAACATTACGCGTGTAATAAAAACATTGAAACAAATTTACACTGATAAATTCCGTGAGTATGAACTACAAGACTTCGTAAAATTGCCTTTTTGATATTTATATTAAAGGTATTGCGATATGGACAAAAATGATGAATTATTCAAAGGAACTAGTTTTGCTGATTTAATGTCCGATGTTTATCATAATTCTAAAAAAAAAGATAGACAAATTAATCAGTTAATTGCACAGTTGCAACCGTTAATTAAAAATGCATCAGATGCAACGATTATAGTTCCTTTAATCAAAGAATATTTAGACGTTGCAGTCAAAAATGATGACCATTTGGTTAAATTAACCGGCATTGTACAACGCTACATTTCCACAAAACAAACAATATCAGGCGCTGATAGTTTATTAAGTGACGAAGAAAAAGAACAATTATTAAAAATTGCAGAAAAAACTTTATCAGCTGAATTAGAAGAAGAAATTGAATCACTTACTAACGATGATGTCATACTATCTCAACGCATCAATACGGTTAAGACTAAGTTAGCGAAAGACACAAATGGATAATGTTCAATTTCATATTGCTGAAGTAATTGAAGATCCGCATTCGGATACGTATAGTTATAAAAAAACGAATAATTTTGAAATTACAGTAAAAACTTATACTGATTTTTATAATCGCCAAGAAATACAAGCAATACCATTCAATACTAATATTAAACAAATACCATTAGTTGGTGAACATGTTTTATTGGTATATGGATTATCAGCTGAAAATAATGATGAAACAATTTATCCGCAATGGTACTATGTTGCATCATTTTCTCTTAATTCAAATGTCAATGCAAATATACTCAAAGGAATATCAGCAACACCGATACCATATGTTGCACCATCATCTTTCAAAGAGCAAGAAGTTTCTCCATTACAAGTTTATGAAGGGGATGTGCTAGTTGAAGGCCGATTTGGAAATAGCATCAGGTTGACTAGTACTGTTAACGGAGGTCGTTATTCATTACAGCCTACATGGAAAGGCAATGAATCTGGCGATCCTATTATAATATTGTCTAACGGAAAACGATATCAAAAAGATTCATTTGTAGTAGAAAATATCATTAACGATGATGCATCGATGTATTTAACTAGTACACAATCAATACCAAATTTAACATTAGGAACTACAAATTCTCCTAATTCATTGCGTTGTTATTCAAATGAATCGCAGTATGCAAAATCACAATTAATTGGCGTTGCTGACCGTATTGTGTTGAAAGCAAAAACTGATGTAGTTGTGATTGATTCTCCTAGTGCGATTATTTTGAATACATCTGGTAATGTAAAAATTGGTTCTGATACAGCTGACCAATCCATGGTGCATGGCGATGTATTGTTAACTGTTTTACAAAAAATATTGAATCAATTAAATAAACCAATACAATGTGGTACCATGACAGGTACATTTTTAGATCGAACAAATATAACAGCTGCACAACGAGAATTGCGCAATTTGTTAAGTCAAAAATACTACATAAATAAAACTTAAGGAAGTTATGAGTGCAATAGTTCCACCTTTAGATTTCATACCAAAAGCACCGGCTAAAGCTGTTGATCTTGTTATGAAACAGGTAGATATTCAAACAGATGCGTTGCTTGATCAAGTAACAAAAACTGTACAAAATTCTAATAAATTGCCAATTAATGTAAAATGCGATGATCCTAGGATACAAAACATCAAGAAACAATTGGCTGACATACAAAAACAAATATCAGTTGTACAAGAGTCTATTCCAAAAATACAACAATCGATTAATGTAGTTAAACAAATTGTTACAGTAGCACAGGGCATTAAAACTGCAGTTTCTATTGCACAATTATCAAATCCAATAACAGCTCCATTGTTTATTGCACAACAGCTTACGGCAATACAAGATGCTACAATTGTAAACGCAATATCATCATTGCAACAATTTTCTAGCATCCCAACGACAATTGCATCTAAATTGCAAACAATTACTCCTCCATTATTAGCAACATTAGCCAAAGTATCAAATGTATGTAACGGAGAAACCACAGATTTTACTTTATCTGCAGATTCATTAATCATGGAAGATATAGAAGATTACAATGATTTAGTTGATACGAAATTTTATACCGAAGACAATGTGTCTGATGATGATTTACAGAATCGTTCTGATGTAATTCAACAATTATTAGAACAACAAGTTAATTTGTTAACGGCATTGCAAGAAGCACCTAGCAAAGTATATCAAGCATCCGGAAACCCAATTGGTAGTCTAGGTAAAATTGGAGATTATTACATTGATTTAGATAGCCAATTGATATACGGACCTAAACTCGTAATTGATAATTGGGGACAACCCGTAAATTAATATTTACAATATTTATATAAAAATAATAATATGGATTCAAAAACACTTATAAAAGCACTTAAAGTAGCCGTACGTGATGTTATTAAAGAAGAATTAACAGAAATTCTTCGCGAAGGATTACAATCTACTATTACAGAGATGATTCAACCAAAAACTCAAAGAAAAGCTGCCGTACAATCAAAGCCACAAGTTTCGACTAAACCTCGAGTACAATTCAACGAAAATAAATGGGCTTCGGTATTAAATGAAACAGATGCGTTAACTGAACATCAACCATTAGCTTTAAATAGTTTCAAAGATGCAATGAATGAAGGAATGGAAGAAATTCGCATGACTTCGACAAATGCGCAGGGATTTGGTGCTATGCGTCAAAACATGAAAGAGGCTATGGGTTTAACACCACAGGCACCGAAAATAATGGAGGATCCGGAAACAGGTAAAACATATGAAGTGGCACCGGAAGTAGCGCAAGCCATGACACGAGATTATTCTGCGTTAATGAAAGCAATTGACCGCAAGAAAGGTAAATAATGGCATATCAAGTAGTAAATATTAATGAAATTAATGACAACAATCCGAGCACGCCAATTGGAATTCGATTTCCATTTAATGGCCCAAACGGAATATTTTCATCAACATTTACTTCGATTGATCAAACCATTAGCAATCTTAAGAGTTTGTTGTTAACATACAAAGGTGAACGAATGTTTCAACCAACTTTCGGTACCGATTTGCCTAGATTAATATTTGAACCTAACACATCAGAACTTAAATTACTAATTAACGACATAATTACGCAACCAGTAAATTATTGGCTTCCTTACATAACTATAGTTGATATTGAAACCACTACCGCAGACGATGATGATACGTTAGATTATGATGTTGTCATAAAGATTTCATTTCAAATAGATAATTCAACAACAGCTGATGGATTGCGTACAATTACTATAGTCGCAGCTGACAATCAAATAATGATACAATAAAACATGGAAACTAAAAAAGATATATCGTATTTAGGTAAAGATTTCGGACAATTCAGAAAAGGTCTGATAGATTTTACTAAACAATATTTTCCGAATACATATGTAGATTTCAATGAATCGTCGCCAGGAATGGTATTTTTGGAATTAGCAGCGTATGTCGGAGATGTTTTGTCATATTATGCGGATTCTAATTTAAAAGAATCTATGTTGGAACAAGCGTCGGAACGTAGTAATGTATTTGATATTGCAAAAACATTGGGTTACAATGCTAATAATGTAGTCCCAGCATATGTTACTCTAGACGTATTTCATATCGTGCCAGCTATCGGTTCCGGAGCAAATGTACGTCCTGATTACGACTACGCATTATCAATTAAACCCGGAATGCGAGTAAAACAAAATAATGGTGCATCGATATTTAGAACTATCGATAGTATTGATTTCAATTATTCGTCATCTAGCGACACAACCGAAGTTACAATATACGAAACTAACAATGTAACAAAATTACCTACATACTATTTGCTTAAAAAACAAGCACGTGCGGTGTCAGGTGATGTTAAAACTTCTACATATAATTTTACAACTCCAGTACCATATGATAAAATTGTGTTACCGGATACCAATGTTATAGAAATTATTTCTATAGAAGAATCGGATGGAGATAATTGGTATCAAGTTCCATATTTAGCACAAGATACCATATTTGAAGATGTGCCAAATTTGGCAGAAAATGATCCAGACTTAGCACAATATCGTTCATCATCGCCAAGTTTATTAAAATTAAGAAAATCAACTAAACGTTACATAACAAGATTAAGAAGTGACAGTAAACTGGAAATACAATTTGGTGCAGGTATATCAGATAATAACGATGAAGAAATTATTCCAAATCCTTCTAATGTAGGCAATGGATTAGCTGGATTTCGTAGAAATGTTGATGTTGATATAGATCCTTCAAACTTTTTATATACACGTACGTACGGACAAGCTCCGGCAAATACTACATTAACTGTAACATATACGGTTGGGAATGGTATTGCAGACAATGTGCCGGCAAATGTATTAACGCAACTTAATTTTGTTGAATTTACCGATGACATCAATTCAACAACAAATGCTGGTTTGGTTAATTTTGTTAAATCATCGTTAGTAGTAAACAACGCAACACCCGCAGCAGGTGCAAAAACATCGGATAGTTTGCAAGACATTAAAAATAATGCACTAGCTAATTTTGCAACACAAAATCGTTTAGTAACTCGCGAAGATTACATTATACGTGCATATTCAATGCCAGCAAAATATGGTAGTGTAGCAAAAGCATATATCGTGCCGGATGACCAAATATCACAATCGGATTATGAACAATCTCGAATTCCAAATCCATTGGCAATGAACATGTACATATTAGGTTTTAATGATTCTAAACAATTGGTAGAATTAAATCAGGCAATAAAAGAAAACTTAAAAACGTATCTGAATTATTATAGAATACTAACGGATGCAGTTAATATTAAAGATGCATTTATTATTAATATAGGTGTAGACTTTGAAATTTCAGTATTGCCAAATTTTAATAGCAATGAAATTTTATTAAAATGTATTAACGCATTAAAATCTTTATTTGATATTGATAAATGGCAAATCAATCAACCAATATTAAAATCTGATATTACTACTACATTAGCTAATGTAAAAGGTGTTCAATCGGTAGTCGGTGTAACGTTGTCAAATTTATATGATACTACGTTTGGGTATTCTGGCAATATTTATGATTTGAATTCCGCAACAAAAAATGGAGTTTTATATCCGTCATTAGATCCTAGTATATTTGAAATTAAATTCCCAAACAAAGATATCAAAGGACGTGTAGTAAATTATTAAAGGAAATAAATGTTTAGAATATTTTATGCAGAAAAAGATACAACGTTATATGAATCAATACCAACATATAACACCGGTCTAGATGAGATCCTAGAAATAGGAAAACGTTTAGATACGGATGGTGCGACGTTATTAAAATCTCGAGCTCTAGTTAAATTCGATATGTCAGAAATTTCTGCATCATTATCTAAATACGGAAAAACGATTAATGATTGTAAAGTATTGTTGCAATTATATACATCACATGCAAAAAATTTACCATCAGAATATTCAATATATGCTAAATTGGTAGGTCAAGATTGGATAAATGGCACTGGAAATCAATCTAATTTAACAACAAACGGAGCATCGTGGAATGGACCTTCAAGTGGTTCTGCGTGGATATCATCAAGTCAACAACAACGCATCGGAACTAGTACATTGTATGTATCAGGTAGCGGTACGGGTGGCTCTTGGATGTTTCAATCTGCATCGGTAAGTTCGAGTGCGGGTTTGATTTCATCTGAATCATTTTCATATCGCACAACTGATATTAATATGGACGTAACTGATGCTGTAAAAATATGGATTAGTGGAAGTGGAGGCGCCTCAATACCTAATTACGGGTTCTTGATACAATATTCAGATCCAGACGAAGCTAACGAAAATGTGCAAGGATTTGTTAGATTTTTCAGTCGCGATACGCATACGATATATGTACCTAAATTAACAATGTACTTTGATAACAGTGCATTTACAACAGGATCGCTTACTGCCGCTAATCTTGAGTCATATACAGTTTACACTAAAACAAAACCACAATATAAAGATACTGAAGTGGCTCGTATCAGAATTTATGCAAGAGATAAATTTCCACAAAAATCTCCGACAAATTTATTTCCTATAGAAACAGTTAAATATTTACCTACTACTACGTATTATGCGGTGTATGATGCTCAAACTGACGAAGCTATAATTCCGTATGATGATATTTATAATAAAGTAAGTTGCGATAGTACCAGCAATTACGTCTATCTAGATATGAACAATTTTATGCCGGAACGATATTATCGTTTAGAATTAAAAATTAAAGACGGATTCATGGAACACTACATCGACGACCAAATTTATTTTAAAGTAGTTAGATAATGTCAGATTTGAACTTAAATATTTTACCGAAAACACTTGATCCAATTCAATTGGAACAACAAGCCCGATACAGAACATTAGGATTGACATACATATCAAATAATGATAGTATCATACCTCGCGATGCAGCAGGAAATATCATTATGCAAGAAGGTTCTGATACAAATCCGTTATTAATTATAGATCCGGTAACGGAACAAATAACTACTAAATCTGCTTTGCGAGTATTAGATACTGCATTTCAATATTATAAATTTCCGGTTACAGTTAATGTTACCAGTTCAATATCAAATTTGGATTTAACTTTAGATCCTATAGATTCAGTTTATGCTAGATATAAACCATCTGAAAACCGTAAAATTTTATCAACGCCGGTGTTTTCTGGCATATTAATGGATGAGGTAGTTGAAGGTCAAATACAAACTAATATTAAT